TTCTTGTGTTTGGTGTGTCTATTACAAACGTATTTCCTGCGCCTGACCAATCACTGCTTCTTTTCAAAGTACCAGCACCGGCATTAGAAGCAAAAGTAATTGTTCTTTGAACTCCGTCATTATTAACATAAACTCTTACAACGCCTGTTTGATTAGTTGCTGGCCACTCAGTTAATGTTAATGTAATGTCTGCGCCGATAGTGAACGATTGAAAATTACCATTACTATAATTTATGTTTTGGCTTGTGTTTACTGTACCACCAGCAAAATAACCATAGCTGTTATCAATGAAGTTTGCGTTTTTAACAATGTTTCCTAAGAAGTTGTTAGAAGCCTGACCACCTTCTGAAGAAGGTGGTGTGTATGTTACACCTTGTGCTGTGGTTGTTTGTAGAGTCTCAATCTCGCTTTTTGCGGCTACAAAGTTATCTTTAATAACATTAAAGTTATCTCTAAAGCCCTGTGAATCATTATCTTGACCTGCTACTGGGTAATCTTTGTTTACACCTGTATCATTAATATTACTAGCCATGCTATTCTCCTGTCATATTATTTATCTTAATTGCTGAACGTCCAGTAAAGTCTACTACGTTAAACAAAGGTTTATAAGGATTTTTGGCGAAATATTCATCTACTGCTTTGCGAGATCCTTGCCAATGCCCATAATCATCAATAATTAGCACACCGTTATTGCTCAAAACAGGATACAGCCAATGTAATTCTGTTTTAGTAGATTGATACCAATCAGTGTCTAATCTTAACACACTTATTTGGGTAGGCCTATTATTAGGATCTTTAAGTGTTTCACACACATCTCCTTTAATAAACTTAATTGCATTTATGTCTATACCTGCTGACTGAACACATTTCTTGACATCTTCTAAAGATGCGTAACACCAATCTACATGCGTACTTGTTTTTGTTTGATGGTATTTGACTGTTGCCATTTCCTTTGTTCTAGCATTTACATCAAATTCTGTTGGTTCAGCCATTCCTTCAAACGTATCATACATCCAAACTTTTTTGTTAGATCCCATACGTTCAAATATTTTTTTCGCTAAAATTCCGTGTCCACCACGCCATACTCCACATTCTACAAAATCACCTGGTATATTATTTTCTACAGCATACTTACAAGACTTTAAAGTGTTTACCAATCTAGCAACAGAAGTCATTGTAAAATAGCTTTCAAGAACATACCTAATTAGTCCTACTTCTTCTTTATCTAGTTCTACAGCTATGTTTGATAATTCTAACTTTTGGGACTTGCTAATACCAGCCATGTGTTACTCCAACAAAATATTTATTAGACGTTAAATTGGAAATCAGCGAATTTGATGTATTGTTCATTGCTGTTATTTTTTGTTGAGTCTATGTTATAACGATCTATTTCTATATTCAGCTTCTTAAAATCAAAATTACTATTTGTGATATTAAGCAATACAGCGTCAGCTTGTCCTGGTTTACAGTATACCAAAGGTACTGCCAAAATAAAACCTAACTCAGCCTGACCAGTTGCCTGGGGAGTACGCATCCATAATGGATAAAATTCTCTTAAATTATTTCCTAATGCTCTAATACGTTTTCTCATATTTGTTATATTGCTAATATACTTTCTTTGATCAGCACTATCACTTATCTTGATAGCATCACTATCAATTTTAATTGTATTGGTAATTGGACGAAGTCTAAGAGGATCACTATTAATACTATCATCTATATTCGCAACAACTATAACATTACCTGATTGATCAGTTACTGTAATTTGATTGCCTGGAGTAAACAACAAGGGTGAAGTTCTAGCAAATATAGTAATTGTTCCTGTTGAGGCAGGTGACTTTCCTGCTCCGCCTCTTAATCCTATATCAAAAAATCCTTGACCTGTTCCTACGCCAGTGTTATCATCATTCACTTCAAATTGGATACTATCTACTGTCACGTTTTTAGAAGTTGTAGTTATAAACTGTTCTTTTGTTTCTCCAGTGCTTGGCTCAGACGGATCAACCAATTCAACGTAAATTACTTCATAAACTGTATCATCAGATCCAACATTTTTTGCTACAGCTTTTTTAACTGCTCCAAATTTATACTGTTTCTTTAGATGATTTTTTGCTACTGCTCCAACAAATTCTTGTACTTCTTTTGTTTCTATTCCTGCGTATGCTAATGCTTTGATTTGATCTTGTAATCCAAAAGCAGGATCGTTTGGTCTATAAACTGCTTGTGGAGGAAATATATTTGGATCAGATATAAAATTTCTAAAACTTAATCTGTCAGCATTTTTCATTAAAGGCACCATTGATATACTGCTGTACAATAAATCATCCGGATCAGTTGTTGTGATAGTAAATGTTCTAGTAGTGGCACTAAATCCAAATTGGTCTTGTGCTGTTACTGTAAATGTATATGATCTATCTAGTGTTGTTGTTCCACCATCTAATGTAAATGCTCCTGTATTTTTATCAATAGTAGTCAGACCAGGTTTGCCAACCTCTCCGAACTGCCTAACCTTTCCTTGTAATTGTCCGTCAATGGCCAATGTTATTCCAGGAGGTAATCTACCCGAGTCTAATGAATATACCAAAATAGCATTAGGTACTGTGCTGGTAGCATTTACGGATAAAGTCGAAATAAAATTTGCTCTCAAGTTTCCGAGATCACTTGCTGTATTCCATGTAATTACGCTTTCTACTTCTCCCAGTAATTTAACTGTAAAAGTTTTATCTTTGCTAATGACTTGATTTGTTTCAGAAGTAATCCTTTCATCATAATCATAAAAAGACATTGTAACAACTTTGTTAGCAGTTACCTGACCACTAGAGTCAAATGTTCTAAAACCAACGTCTGTAATACTTCCTTTGAAACTTGATCTAATTAAATCGCTATCACCTTGTTCTACTCTTGTTAAAGTTTTATCTGTTGCGGTACCAACAACTCTACCATTTTTTACTATCCACACAGACTTATCAATTATTCCTTGTAAGGTATATTTTGAATTGTCACTAGCATCTGTTGTTGTTACAGGAACAGTATTAAAAACAATCCAACCAGTCTCATTATTTTGTCCTAAAAAGTTTTGTTCAGCAAAATTAAAGAAAGGAACATTTTGCTCTCCTGACCAAGTTTGACCAACACCTATGTTATTAAAATAAGATTGAAAAGAAGTACTTGCGGCTGATCCTAATTGTCTAAGAGCTTCAATAGTAAATTTATATTCTTTTGTAACAGCAGGTTGATAAGGGACTAAACCAGCTATTTCACCTGTTGTTGAATCTATGCTTAATCCTGGAGGAAGGGCACTTGCTGTTCCATCTGGATTAGCTTTTTTGACTGTAAAACTAATAATTCCTTGATTGCTTGTCGGATCATACACATCTAAAAACAAAGTAACATAATTGTTAGCTCTTCTAAATCCTAAGTCGCTTGGTGTTAACCAAACAGGAGCTCTTAGAAATGTATTATCAGCTGTAAATAATCCTGTACCTATCTGCATTAATGTATTATCTGTTCTTAGGAAATCGTCACCCACAAGATAGATTTGAAATGCCCTTTTAGCAATTACTATTCCATCACTTACACTTACTGTAAAATCATAGAATCTATTTAATTTTCTTGGACTTTGTGTTGGTATAGCGTAATCATAAAAATTTGTATCATAGTAGAAACTTGAATAACCATTAAAACTTTGTACACCAAAGTCAAAAGGAAATTCTCCAAAAGTATTTGAATCATAAAATCCAGAAGCGGCTCTTTTTTCTAATGCCAGTAAAGGCTCAACAATTCCAGTAAGTTTTCCTGTCGTGGTTCCTAGTTCTATGCCCGGAGGTAGCTCACCATCTCCGTCAGCAATAAAGTATTCTAGATTATCTCCAGCAGGAATATCAGGATCGATTACCTGTAATTGAAAGTCAACTGGACTGCTATCTAAGATGTAAAATTTTTGATTAGGTCCTAAAGGTAGTGAACCTTCATTAGTTACCCAAGTAGGAGCGTCGGCTCCATCTATTGTAATATAAAATGTTCTATCATCGATAGTGTTTCCTTTTCTAGCACGTAGAACAAACTGAAATTCTTTCAATGATTTTACTTCGTAAGGAGTTCCAATCAAACTGTTGTTATTAGCTATTCGTAAACCGCCAGGAATAGATCCACTTATTAATGTAACACTATCAACGGTATTGATAGGCAAAGCAATAGTTTGCGTTATGCTTTCACTGTATGTTCCGAGATTGTGCCCTGTGTTTACAGTCCATAGTTCAGACATTTTGTACTCCTATACTATATTTATGCTGTAGGAAGGGTACCCATATCTGCGGTAGGCAATGCGGACTCTGTAAATGTAGATGTTCCGTTGTCAAAATCAACGCTTAATGAGTCAACTAGGTAGTCTAGTGAACTACTGAAAGATGTTGGAAAAGCAAGTCCTTGATCAAAAGTTAAATATGGAGCGACATCTTTTATATCTCTAATATCAACACCATATATTGTGCTTTTAATATCACTTGTGTTAATGATTTCTTTTTGTTGCCCATCTAAGTTTGCGGCAAGTTTAGGTGTTGTATCTGTAAACAATGAAGTTTGTGAAGTAATTGTAATGGTGCTTCCAACTAAATTTGTTGTTACTAAATTTCCACCTGCTATTGTTAATGCTGTGTTGTTAGCATCAAAGGTAGCGTTAGTGTTATCAGCAAACACCTGTAATTGAGGTAAGCCAGTTGCTGTAGAATTAATTGTAATAGTGTTATTGTCACTTGCTAAACTTACAGCCGTTCCTGCCACTAATTTTTTAAACTGCATCTCTGCGGCACTAACTTGAGCAAATACGCCTTCACCTGATGTGCCAAGATTAGCACCCGTAGTTTTTTCAGGATCCCTAGCATCTAGTTCTGCGAAGTTGTTGTTTACTTTTACGAAGGCTTCACGTAGGTCATCACCTGTGCCGTCGTTTGCTATTGTTCCTATGTTTACTGTTTGTATTGCCATATCTGTTTCCTACTGTATTTACCTATTCTTTTTTCTCATACCGTATATGTTACTGGTATAAGGATTAGCTCTATTATATCTATTAAACAACAGTCTGTTTTCAGCACCACATATATCTGTTGTGTCACCGTAATTAGATTCGTTTGATTCATCTTTCAAGACTGGTAAGGCATCATTTTCTAATTTCTTTTTGAGTTGTATTGGGGTTAAGCTAGGATCAGCTTGTAGATATAAAGCACCTACTCCACACACCTGCGGGGATGCCATTGATGTTCCGCTTATGTTTCCTACTCTGAAGTTGCTATCCCCAAAATACGGACCATCAGTATATCTATTTGTTGTACTAAAACAGCTCATTATATTTTCACCAGCGGCAAATATTGATACTCCTGGTCCTGTTGTACTAAAACTGGTCTTTCTTTCTGTTGTTGCGTTTTCAGGAGTGCTATCTATACACCCTACCATATTTGCCTTTTCGTCAAAAGGAGAACTGCCTCTATGATAGTAATTGTTTGTTCCTCCACTATGGAAGATTATATTATTGTAGTCTACTCCTGGTCCTACGGAAGTGTCTGCTTTGAAACTATTATTTCCTGCCGCAATACAAACATGTACTCCAGCATCTATCAAACTATCTACATCAAGATCAATAGCCGCTATCCTGTAAGGATATCTATAAGTTGGAAATCTATAATAAGGATAAAATCCATAAGTGTCTCTGTGATACGATGTTGAACTACTCCAACCTTCTGTTGATGAATTGTAAGTCACTCCTCTATATACATAACTGTCTATGTTGCTAAAACTACTTCCCATTGAATAACTATATCCCCAACTCATATTAACAATCGTCGGACGTTTGAATCCTGTCTTAGGATCTATAGGTTTGTTTTGATGCCACCCTTTTATTATATCAAAAGCATTTATAACACTTATTCCTGTACCAGAGTCACCACTGCCTTCTAGTCCACTTAATTTTACTGAATAAATTCTTGCGTTAGGTGCCCAGCCAAAGTTAAGTCCAGCCGCAGTACCGCCACAATGTGTGCCATGTCCGTCGGTATCTCTGTAATGGTTGGCACTTTGAGTACTACCTACACCTGATTCAGCAAACCAATCAATTAATTGTACTCTACTGTTTCCGTCAGCATCTTTGAATTCTGGATGATCTACTTGTAAACCACTGTCTTGTATAACAATGTCAACTCCTGTGCCGTCCATTGAATATGGTCTGTCAAAAGGATTTGAAGATAATGATGTTGATGTACCATATTTGTTTTCAATAAAACTATGTCGTATTTTACCCCAATCTCTGTAATCACCAGAGTCAGCATCTGACTTATTAAAATTGGCTGTCTGAATAGCATCATATCCAATTTCAATATCATCTCTTTGATCTGGTCGCAGTTGAACATCTAATACTCTTGAATCATTACGTAATGCTTCAGCTTCATCATCTGTCAAGGCATAATGTGTGTTTCTCTCGGACAAAGGTCTGGCATTGGCAACGTCAACTGTTCTATTAGGAATATCGCCTGCTCCGGTAGAAGCTATCATTTCTTGATTGAATTGTGCGTAGTCTACGCCTTTATTTAGAGAGACTATATATTCTTTTTCACTCATTATATAAATCCTAATGCGTAAGCAATGCCCATTTCAATTCCAAGCAATAATGAAAAACCTATTAGTGTGAAAGTTATTGCCATAGGTAAAAACATAATGTCTTTCCAAGTGCGTTTTCTTGTACAACAATCACTCATTTATAACTCCTAGTGTAAATCAACCCAAACACCGTTGGCATAACCTTGGAACTTGTTAGTGGTGGTATTATAAATTGTATCTCCGTTGCCGGCTGTCAAAGCATCTCGCTCAGTGGTAGTGAAACTTGCTAATCTCAATGGACTGTTAGTGATTCTAACTTGATCCTGTGCTATTAGTTCTATAGAACTAGCACTATCTATTTGAGGAGTGCCTACACCTGAACTTTCAAAACTGTCAGCTGTAAATCTTTGTGCGGTTAAGTTGCCATCAACAGTCAAGTCACTGCTCATTCTAACACTTGGTGTCATAACAATTTGTGAACTATCGTCTGTGTCAATAGTGCTTGAGCTTAAAGTAAAGTTACCGATTGATGTTGAGCCGCCTGTGCCGTTTTCCCATTGATTCGTAGAACTGTTATATTTAAGAATTTGATCGTTCTGAACACTTGTAATGTTCACATCGTTTAAACTGTTGATACTTTGTGCTGTTATTCCTGTGATATATCCTGAATCATTTGTAAATGAACTTACTGTAGTTGGTACTGTAGGAATATCTGCTGTACGTGCTATAGTACCTGAAGTATTTGGTAATGTTAGTGTTACATTTCCGGCATAGTTAGCGTGTGCCGGTGGTTCTATCCTTACGTAATGTACATTGTTTACTTCACAGTATAGATCAATCTTAGCTACACTACCTGTTCCTGTTTTGATACTTAAGGCTCCATCAGTGAACGTTGAACCTCCGTCAATTGATAAGTTATCTGTATAAGTGTTTGCCCATCTAATTGTGTTAGATCCTAAACTGTATGTGCTATCAGCCGATGGACTGACGTTTCCAAAACTGACGCTGTTTGTTGTTTCAGATCCAGAGTTAGTAACCTGTGTAAGAGTTATTCCTGTTAAATTAGAACCACCTCCGAAGAAGTTTGTGGCTCCAACATCGCCTCCAACGTCTAATGTTCTTGTCGGTGTTGTTTTGTATATACCAACTCTACCAGAACCTGTATCAACTTTTATTGCTGTAACTACACCAGCAATAGGTTTTACTTTTATTTCAAAGTCTTGTTCGTTAACCAAGTTTTGTAAAACAACGTTGCCGCCTGTGATTCCTAAAGACACCTTGCTTATGGAACTGCCACCAATTTGTAATCCGTTGTCATCGTTAATAGTAATGGAACCATTCTGTACATAACTTTGATTAGTACTAATGGCATCTGTAATTCCATAACCTGATAAAGTTGTAGGAGTTCCTGTTAACGAACTAAACTGACTGTCGAATAAAGTTGGTTTATTTGTTAAGTTAGCATAATTTAAATAATAAGATCCATCAAATCCATCTAGTGTATCTGCGTTTAGGCCTGAGCCACCTGTTGTAATATCATCTGCTGGTGCCCAGTTTGCTCCGTTCCATTTTAAAACTTGTCCTGTGCTTGGAGGTGTGCTTTGTGTATCAACATCTGCTAAATCACTTATGTCATCTACTAAGATTGGTTTGTTAATTAAGTTAGTATAACTTCCTGTTGTGGCCACTGTAGCAAGGCTAGGTGTACCAACTATTTCACTATAATTTATACTGCCGTTTACCCAAGCCGCACCACCGTCGGTATTTCCTGTGGTTGAATATTTTATAATTTGATTATTTGCTAATCCGTCAAAGTTAGTGGCTGGAGCTAATCCTCCACTTCCTCCACTGCTTGTTCCTGTGTTTGTTATTGTAATTGTGCCTGCTAAATCATCATAAACAATATCAATACCAGTACCTTCTCTTAGAATTGCGGCTACTCTATCATCAACTCTTTCGTTTGTGAAATATTGATTAGTACCTTCAGGTAATTCACTTGTTGTCGCGGCTACTGTAGGTTTATCAGTAAGATCATTATAACTACCACTAAATGGATTATAGCTTACACCGCCGATAGTCAATCCTGTTGCTGTAATGTTACCAGCACCAACAATGCCTGATCCAGTTAAGTCTAAATTATCACCTGCTGGTAATTCTTTTAACTTGTTTTGATCATCTCTGTCAACTATAATTGGAAATCTATTTGCCATATTTCATCCTCTCTATGTCAGGTTCGCTATTCTACTTTTAAAATCTGCGAAGTCTGTGCTTGCCGCCGCCACAGTTTTTAAAGTTTGTAAACTCACGTATCCTGGTATCACTCCGTTCACCGCGTCTACCAACAACGTAGAATCATCTGCGAATACTGATCCAACTACATCTCTTTTTGTATTTGTAACATCTAACTCCGCAAAGTTTTTGTTGATTTTATCGAAAGCAACTCTTAATGGATCGCCATCACCTTTGTTAGCACTTGTTCCGATGTTTATAGTTAGAATAGCCATTATACTCTCCCTATCACAACTTCGACAATACCGTGACCGTCATCATCTTTTGTGCCTACTGCTTTACCAATAATTGTACCTATGCCTGGTAAGTTGTTTACCATTCCATATCCTGCTATCGCACTAGTGACAATCATATCACCTTTCTTAACTTGTCCAATTACTTTACAAGGAGTTCTACCCTGTAATGCCAATGGCGTAACATGATCGCCTTCTAATTGGCTATTCATTAAGTGTGCTGGATTTTCTGAAACAACTCCTGCTACTTTAGTATCACCTTTTATATCTGTTGTGGTAAGTTCTTGTTCACCACCAAATACAAGCACAGTCCCTACTTCATAATCTTTATCTGCTAGATAGTTCTCTGCCAAGTCAGCGTATTTTGCTGAAGTAGCCAAACCATCTAGTGCTGTAGCATATACAGTAGAATATCTTAAAGCAGATGTTCCTAGAGCATATCCATTGTTACTTGAAGGACTTGCCGCTGTTTGTGTGAACTTGATCGCCGCTACGTTATTGTTTGCTATGATAGCAATTTCACCTGCGGCTGTAAATCCAGTACCTGCTCCTACAGCTATACCTGTTGACGATGCTCCTTTTTCACCTGGTGCTTCTATAAATGAAGTATAAGCCCAGTCACTTGCTAGCCTTGGTGAATTTAATGTAGCATCACTTGGATCTCCATAACTACTGTTCTTTTGGAAGAACGATGCTGTTACATCTGTATCACCTATCTGTATGCTTCCTGGAAATGTAGTGGTTGTATTACTTGCTACAGATCCAACAGTATCAAACACCTTAGCACCACCAGGAGTCTTAAGTGTCATTGTTAAGTTGGTTTGATCTAAAATATCATAATTGTCAAGTTTAAATTTCTGTGCGTCTATACTTCCATCTGTTCCAGTTTGTACTATTCTAGAAGCAACACCAGTTGTTGTAAATTTACTGTAAGCGTCTATTAAATCGTCAATTGTAACTGCTACTGTGTCAGCTGTTCCTGTAGTAATATTTGCTAATACAGTTTTAGCCGCCATATCAGGTAAATCTGAGTAATCTACGCTACCTTCTTTTAAGGTTACAAAACCATTTGTAACAGTAAAGTCACCTGAATCAAAACTTGCTAGTCCTAGATCACTTTGAGCAATACCTGTAGCATTAGCTCTGGTGGTTGCCGCATTCATAGCCAACTTGCTTTGTGCTATACCAGCATTTGTGTTGACGTCTGCGTTTACAATGGAATCACCAGTGATCGAGAATGTAGCAACATTTCCTGATACACTTATACCAATGTCTCCTGCCGGAGTTGCGTTATCATAACTTGATCCGTCCCAAACCAAGAAGTCGTTGGTTTGTCTATTGGCAATGTTTGCGCCAATAGCTTCAGTACCAAACGGTGTTCTAGAATCAACGTATGACTTGGTTGCTCCATCCTGTTGATTGGTTGGATCCGCCATGTTAAATATTTTGTTGGTTCCACCAGCATTTAAATTTCCTGTTAAAGGTGTTGTACCATCTCTTGCTAACGCACCTGGACCTATAGTTCCAACTGTTTGTAAAGTTCCTGTTCTATCAAAATGTAGTCTTCTTGTTAAGAATGCTTCAGCCGCAAATTCTGTAGGTACTGCGGCTGGATCAGCATCAGCCATTGTGTCATCGTTACTGAATTCAGTAATTCTAACACCTTGTTTAAATCCAAGTCCGTCTAGGTTACTAATAGCGATCGAAGCCGCAAAAGTAACAGTACCTGTTCCTTGGTCAACGCTAAAGAACTTACCAACTCTAAAGAATCCATCTTGGTCTGTTGAAGCAAAGAATACTCTACCTTTTCCTCTTTCAACTACTTCATTTGCCTGTGTAGCCGCGTTGACTGGTTCACCGTAAATAATGCTTGGATAGTTGGTAGTGTTAAATCCACCAGTACCAATTTTATCAAAGTCATGTCCGTTAGCTCTTAAAGTTGATATTCCAACTGTGATATTAGCTGACTCGTTACCTTGTAAGGACAATGGTAAAGTAATAGTTGTTGTTCCACTAGGACTATATAATTTTTGAGCTAGTCCTGTACCAGTAAACAATGCGTTGTCACTGTTGATATTTTGTAAATCTGCGATTTGTACAGTAGCAAAGGTAGTTCTATCTGTGTAATTAAACACCCTATGAAGTTTACCACCCCAAGCAAATATCATATCGTTGTTATTAATTCTAGCAATACCAGCCGCTGTTAATTTTTCAATAGCAATAACAACGTCACCGACTGTTGATCCCATTGTTGTACCAGCACCAGCAAACGTATTGTTTACAGCTTCGGTTTGGTTAATAGTTAGGTTTAAATGTTTGAAACCTGAGTCAAATACAATCTGGAATTGGTCTGCTGGTAAAGCAGAATTATCTGAATCCTGATTGTTAAAGCTGATTGATCTATAAACTTGATCTGGATTTTCTTCAAATACTACAGCAGTAGAAGGTCTAATACTTGTAACACCAGCAACACTATCAAACAAGTGATTCTTATTCATTCTAAGTACAGCTAAAGGTGAAGCATCTGATGCCAAGCTAGGATTATGGTTACCAGTTATAGCACTTGCTAATCCAGTATCACCTGAAATGTTACATCTATAAATCTTTTGGTTAGCACCTTTACGTCCTGTAGGACCAGTTGCTCCTGTATAACCTCCTTGATTGGATGTTGGTAAACTCATTTCAGTAACTGCTGTTACTTCGTAAGTATTTAGAGCTGTAATGTTTCCGCTTCCATCTCTTTCATATACATCTATTAAACTGTTTGGATAAGGATGATAATCACAATCGTACAAGTGAATTGTGTTTACGCCTGCCGCATGTGATATTGCTCCAAAGCCGTATGTGTCAGTCGCATCATTGTATACCTTGGCAGGCATCTGCATGGTACGTAATGATTCAACAACGTCAACAGTTTCGTTAGGATCGGAGCCTGCGGCAACCAAACCAAAGTTACCATTTGCGTTAGAACAGTTTAGAGCTCTAATCTCTGAACCGTTGTTACTAAAAAATGCTATGTGGTTATAATAACAGAATGTACTGACTTGTTCTGAAAGTCCTGCGTTGTTAACAAAAAGTCCATAACCTAAATCGTTAACCTGAGTATAGTCGTTTGCCAACATTGATCTATTACCAGCGGTTTGTATGAATATAGGTGTACCACTTCCTGGAATAGCATCTGTATAGCCGTTTCCTTCATTGGATAGTTTGTTGATTAAAAGTTTACCTGTTCCAGCACCGCCATCATATTCAGAAATAGCATCAACTTGATATCTAACACCATTAATAAAGAATGGAGCAGGAGTTTGCGGTTTTCTAACCCTTAAACCTGTGCCTACAGCAGATTGAACATTCAATGTATAGTTGTCATCTTTACTTGTAATAACTGTCTCTAAGTTACCTGAGAAACCGTCAATAAACATACCACCTCTAAATGCTTGTTTATTCACACTACCTGAGAATGATCCACAAACCTGTGTGTAAGGAGATTTGATAAGAACCTGACCTGCTGGATCAAGTACCTGAGCAAATCCTCCATGTCCTTGGAATGACATGTTCGCAAGTCTAGTAGCGTCATTCATTAAGAAGACGTCCATTTGATCGTTGCGTTTTGGAACACTGGTCGCGTCACCTGGATCTGTTAGATAGTGATATCCGTAATTAAGTGTTTTCTTAACATGCCAAGCACCAGCACTTATTGTGTTTAGGTTTGGTAAAATATCTACAGTCAAAGTTACATTAAAATCACTTCCGCCGTCAGCATTGGAAATTAGACCAACAGCACCGCTATCAGTATAGAACCAAGCCCCATCCCAGGCAATCGGAGCAATGTTATCTGCAGGAGTAACTGTAATGACACCACCTGCTTCGTTGACTCCTGTGATGGTAATATCTTGAGCTGTAGCAATGTCAGATCCAGTAAAGTCTG